ATGCAGCGCCAAAATGCTAATATTTTTAGCAATGCCTACCCCATATGAGCTTCCGCGCCAGATTTCTTAGCATGGCAAGAGTCACACATGCTCTGCCAGTTGCTGCTGTCCCAGAACTCTCCGCCCAGCCGCACAGGTTGTATGTGATCCACCACCTTTGCGAGCCTACCACACGCCACGCATGTAGGATGTTTCTTGATGTACGCCAGCCGAGCACGTCGCCACGTGCCCGACCAGTAGCGCTTGTCCTGTGGCCTGTCGCGTGTCTGCTTCTTCTTGCGTGGGTCAGGCGTCTGCTTGCGTGGTATGCGTGGCATTATCTCCAGTAGTATCCTTCGTGCCCAGTCAAATCGTACAGCTTCTGCGCTATAGCCTTGAGCTTATTCGTGTTCGTCGCGTTGTAGAACTCTGTGAACATCAGCCTCCAGCGTTCGCTTCTTAGCTCGTCGATCAGTTGCTGCCTTTGCTTTGCGCTCAGCGATTCCACGCTTCTCCGCCATCTGCTTAGTGGCTTCCTCTCGATAGTGGTCCACCATTTGTCGAAGCTCTGCCACTCCATACGTTCTCTTGCGTCCTGCTGCTTGCATAATGCTCTCAGCTCGTCCTTGGACAGCCTCGTCAAGTCTTCTACCGAAAGTCCATTGCCGTCCTTGTTCGTACAGATTGCAGGCAATACACTGCACTTGGACGTTCCCGTGCCCGTCCTCTGGGTCGTGCCAACGGGTGGCCATGTACCTCCTAGACGCAAAATGTCCTGCTTGGAGATTCCTAACATGGTCACGCTTTCCGCAGGTGTAGCACTCTGCTTCTCCGTACTTGTCTGCTGCTCTGTACCTGATGTATTTGCTGAACCATTCATCGACCTTCTTCTTTAGCTGTGCGTGTGTTAGCGGCTTCTTGGCCTTGGCTTTCTTGCGCAGCTGCTTGCTGGCTTTGCTGTCCGTCTTGGTGCTCCTCTTTGGCATGTGCCAATAATACGGACTTAATCTTTGCAGCTAGCGCCTCGCGTTCTGCCATGCCTTTCTTAAACTCTGGCCACGCTCTCGACTTCTTCGCTTGCATGCTAATCCTGTCCTCGTACTCTGCACGCTTGTGTCCGTACATGTCCTCACACATCTTCCAGAAGCGGTGCGTGTAATCTGCCACCTCTATGTCATACGTAAAACGTCCGTTGTTGTGTATGAAGTATTCCTTCTCTTTCGGATGCGGCCTGTAGCGTAGCATAGCCTCGTTGCCATAAACTTCGTTGATGATGTGTTTGCGTCCTTCCATAAGGTCGTGCCAAAAGCGCTCTATGTCGGTCATTGCTTGCGTTCTTTTGCTCGCTTGTCCATCTCCATGCGCTCCGTGTGCGTAAGGCGGTTCTCACCTCGTAGCCAGTCCTGCTTGTTTACGCGTGCCGCGATCGGATTGAACTCTGTGCCAAATTCTGGCGTGATGTATCTCAGCGCCTCCGTTCGCATGCGTTCGAAGTCCTCGGCCTCCTGCTGGCGTATTTTCGTCGTCACAGGTTGCTTGAGCTGCTCGTACTTGGTAAAACACTCGACAAACTGCGCGAGCTTCAGGCGCTCGTAATAGCCTCCGAACGTCTCTTTGGCCATCATGTACAGGCACAAGCGCCAGTCCTCAATTGTGAACGTCGGAAAGCCTTTAACAAGCTCGTCCAGCGCCATCTTGTACTCGTCGCCTTCTGTAAGCGTCTTGTTTGCGTCTACGAAGCGCACGCACTTCGCCAGCATGCCAATCAGCGCCGCACGTGTCGCTTGCTCGTCCACTTTGAGCGCTGTACGCACGTTGGTGCCTTTAAAGGCGGTTTCGATTGTCACCTCTGATATTTCCTGTTTCTGCAAGCTCTCTAAGCTGATCGCTAAGCTCGCCTCCTTCAAGCGCTGCCTTTCCGCTGGTTCTAGTTCGCCTGCTCTTGGATGAACCAAATACGAGGCCTTTCCATCCGTTTGCAATTGCTGTATGAATTGCTTCGATTGCTCGACTTTCTGTAGGGTATTCATTTACTAGTGTCATCAGTGCCCGCTGTTCGCTTTGGGCGGTTTTGTATTTGAAGCGGTGATCTGTGCGCTTGTATTCCAGCCACTCGGTCCACGCTTCTCGAAATTTTTCGGTTTCATACGGCAACACCACCTCGCGCACTTGTGCGCTTTTAGTAATTGACTTAGTAGGTGTATTAGTATATGTATTAGTATGTGCTGAATTCTGCGCACTCGTTTGCGCGGATTTACGCACTCGTTTGCGCTGTTTTACGCATTCGTTTGCGCTATTCTGCGCATTCGTTTGCGTAGATTTACGCAGTCGCCGATTGTATCTGCTGCCCTCTCGGATGAGGTATCCGCGCTTCACAAGGTTGTAAATGTAGCCTCTTGCGGTTGCCTCCGATACGTTCAGGAGCTGCGCAAAGTGATCGTTTCCTGCAAAGCATTCTTTGAAGCTGGCGACCTCAGCAAGCAGCACCCGCTCGTTGGGGTGCAGCTCGCTCAGGTTCCAGATGTCAATCGGTATTCTCACGTACTTGCGCCTCATTTCAGCTCTTCAATCGCCCTCAATTGATCTAGTTGAATCTTGAAAGCATCTGCAGGCTCCTCATATCCGTCGTCATCTTCGCCTTGCTTCACTTGGTGAAAACGGTTGTCGTAGTTGTCTCGGTCAATCCATCCAAGCAAATATGCGCCATGCTCCAGCTTGTCCTCGTCAAACGCATTTCTCAGGACACGCGTAAATAAGTACACATCACACATCTGATCTGCGTTGCTCGCGTATACCGTTGCCGAGTAATTTGCCTGTGGTATGCTGCTGCATATCTTGCTTTTTACCTCAATGCGCTTACCCATCCATTCGAGGTCGTATTCATAATCATCGACGTTAACAGCCTTTAGGCGCTTCATAGCCGCTATTTGACCGACATAGCCAGCGTATTTACTTAACTTGTTGTTCCCTGTGTGGTTGTTTTTCATCTCAGTTTCGATAACATCCTTACCTGTCTCATAGGCCAACGCCATCTCCTTACGGGTCAACTGCACCCATTCAGCTTTCCATTGTTTCATATTGGTTTTGTGTTGTCAGGACCGCCTGAATCAGGTCCTGTGATTTAATATTCTCATTCTTCATGAGGCGGCTGGTGTGTCGCAGCACGCCCTCGGGGTCCTTCGTTACGTAATTGTGTAAGGTCCCCCTGCTCACATTGATAGCCTCAGCGCATGCCGTCAGGCTACCGTAATGATGCTGCAGGTACATTTTTAGGTTCATCTCCATCTCTCTCAAATTGTAGTTCAAACTTCACGCCTTGATCGTTCAGGCGCTTGATGTATCGCAGCATGCTGTCCGCACGTTCAAACCGTATGCTGGTATTTTGGTGGCGTAGTGTGACCTTGTACATCACCACGGCATGTCGTCGGCTGCATGTTCATTGTTCTTGCTGTCCTCAATCACCTTCTCGCGGATGCTCTTAGGGTCGAGCACCTCGTACTTCCACGGCACCAGTGACAGGAACGCTCTAACCTCGCCCGTGCTTTCCTTTTTCCATTCCTTGCCTCGCACGTTACAGCGCATCTTTACGCCTGATCCTACGGTCAAGCTCATGACCTCATCAACGTCGTCCTTCAAAAATTCGACGGGTATGGTTTGCGGATACTTGCCGTCTTCGACAAGTATGTGCACCTCGCACTTGCGGAAACCGCTGTCAAATTCAATCGGTTTGCAGATGCGGTGAATAACGCCTTCAATTATCAATTCCATGATGTTTGTATGATTTATTAAAAGATGTTTGTGACCAGTTAGGCAGGTCAATTGTCCGTAGTTGGTTGAGCTTCAATCGCTCGAATATCTCACGCCAGCGCTCCAGCGTTGGCTCCGTGTCAATTATCTCGTCTTCGAGGCCGTCGTCGTCGTCGCGCATGGTGCTGTTGAGCAGTAGAAACAGCGCGTAATCTTTGAGGCGCTCCTGATGCGCGTGCTGATCGGCTTCGACGTCATCAAAAAACTCGTCGAGGTTATTCAAGTTCATCCTCTCCGTATACCTCAAGCTGATAGAAACCTGCCAGCTTTAAGATGGCTCTGGATAGCGCCCGCTTTTCAGCCATTGCAATTGGATACTGGTTGCGGTTGTTGCTCTTGCTCACCTCGCCATACGTCTCTACATGCCCTATTTCGCATTTTGCGTGTGCTTTAACGCAGTATCGCCCCTCGCTGGGGTCAGACCATTCAGGCACCGTTTCAAAGGCAACAACGGCCTTTATTTTGGCTTGCACGTGTTCGACACCTCGGCGCGTCATGATGACAAAGCCTCTCGGGTCCTTGTGGAAATGATCGGGTCGCATGTCGTACTTCTTCGAGAGCGTTTTGAGTTCGTCAATTGCGCTCATGATGGCAGGACAGAGTTTTTGTGAAACTTAGCTCTGCACTCCTTAACCACTCTTTCAATACCGTGTAAATGTTCACAGAGATACATACAATCCTCAACCTCTAACATTCGAACACGCATCATTTCTGCAACTAATGCCACTTCTAAATACGCTGCGTTCAATGACTTTGCAGCCAGCTGTATATCCTTGTCATACTTGATGTTAGGGTCTGACATAAAAAATTCCATGTTAGTTTTTGTTTAGGCTGTGTTTTGCTTGTGCGACCCAACGAGTCAATTCAACTTCACCTTTTAGCTTGTCCATTGAATCACATATTTTTTTCATTTGATCTTCGTTTGGTGTGTATTCCTTTAATACCAGTTGCGCGATGTGTAGATTTTCTACTACATGTCGAATGGCATTTTTAAATACATGATGATTCCATTCATTATCATCAGTAGGATCTACAGGTAAATTCATTTCGTCTTTCATGGTAGTGGTGTTGGGTCATAGTTTATGTATGGCGCATACGGCGACGCAAAGCGCAGGCTACTCAGGTTCATGCTCACTGGTGAGTCACACACCACGTCAAACGCCTTTTCAACGTATTGAATGGCTTTGTCTGCGCACTCTCGGAAATTGTCTTGCTCAATGCCATCAACGGCAACCAGCATGTAAACACCTGTTCCGCTGCAGCTCTTACCAGCTGCCACGATGTAATCACTATACGCTACAGCATGCAGAATCTTGTCGACGTCGATGCTGTCAGTCTGATGCTTTGCGTCGATGTCAATCTGCACCAGTCCGCTGTGCTTTGTAAAGCTGTCCTGTCTCCGTGTTGCAAATAAACCGTGCGGCATAATAGCAGGCAGCTGCTTCTTTTCCCAGTCGTTTCTTGGGTGCTTAGGTCGGACGTTCTCCAACCAGTCCACCAGTCGCACCATCGTAGTGTTGCGATCAAAGGCGCCACGGCAGGCGCTCACGTAAATCTCGTCTATGTTCATCGGTTTTTGGTATATGCCTCAATCAATGAGGCTTTAAAGTTCTCCATCAGTTTTTCAAAGCGCTTCTGTTCTGCCAGCTCTTGCTGGAAGTGGTTGAAGTCGCGGGTCGGTTTAACGTGCACACTGCTGCGCACACAGATTGGTTTGTTCATCGTTCTTGGTTTTTGAGATGTTTCCAGATTTCTTGTTCAATGCGTTCGTGGTTCCAGTCCAGCAGGTTGTCATCCGCACACGTGATGTCGATCCGTTCAAAGCTCTGGTAGTTCTTCTGCCAAAGCACTACGCGAATGATGTGCACAGTAGCTGGGTGACTGGGTGAGATGTGCGTAGCTTCCTCGCCAGCTTCCACCTCAAAGCTCACGACCATCTCAAGGCCGTCGTCAAGTTTGAGCAGGATTTGGTCTTCCATATGTCAAGAATTTTTTACAAGTGTAAAGTATTCTTTACATTCCTGCAAGATTTTGGGCAAAAAAAAGCGGCAGTCCCCTCAGACCGCCGCCAAAAACCAAAAACCTGATGAAAAAAAATGCTTAATCGTCCACACTGGACAAAGCAAATATAGGCTTTATTCCTTGTTGCGCCGCTTGCTGCGTCCAAGGATTACAGCGTTGACGATGCGCTTGAGGACGTCAACAATCTTATCATCGCGCTCCGATTCTGTGATCGCGCTGATCGTGCCAGCTGCGGTCAGGATGGCCAGTGCAATCTCGGCCCAGTATTGTGTGATGAGTTCGTTCATGTTATTGTGCTTCTTCGACCTTCCAATATGGGAGGTCCTTGTTTGAGTTGTGCAAGGTAACAAACCAACCGCCAAGGCGTGGCGTATTAAAACCTTTCTCCGTGGCCCAACCAGCGAAGCGGTCACCGAGCAGCTTGTAGCTGCCGAGCTGCAGATGGTGCACGCTGTCCTGATACAGCTTACCAAAGCGGCTGATGCGGTCCGCCGTGATAGGCAGGTGCCACTTCTGATGCGTGTGACCTCGCACAATCAGGCTGGCGTCTTTAAACTGCATCTGGTCAATGTCGACACGTAGCACACCTTTCGAGCGTGGTGCGTTTCCGCCCATGCCATGATGGTAGTGTACGAACGTCGAGCTGCGACGCTTGCCCTTCGCGTATATCTGCATCCACAGCCAACCAGAGTAACCAGCGACGGTGATGTTGCCGCCGTTCTTGTTTACGATGTACGCCACGCGGTCCAGCGGTGAGGTGTGCATACGTTTCTCGATGTTGGTCTCGTGGTTGCCACGGCCAATAAAGCGGATGATGTCCTTGTACTTGGTTAGAAACTCGGCGCTATCTTCAATGACGTCATCGAGGTACGTAATGCTTTTGTACTCGGGTCGGATGTCGCTGTAGCTGCTACGTGGATCGTACTTACCGCCCATCAGGTCAAACCAATCGCCAAAGATGAACACAGGCGTATCGGTGCGCCGTGCCTCGTCGAGGTGCCTGCGCAGCATCACGCGGTCGCACTTTACGCTGTCATAGTGGACGTCAGAAATAAACAGCATGCGCTGTGGGTGCTTGTCCAACTTAACGCTGTGGACGGTGCGGCTGATTTGTTCAATCTTCATGAGTAGAGCCAAACCACGTCGGGGTCCTTGCTTGGATCGTCGTCGACGTGTATGAATGTCTTTGCTATGCCTATGCGATTGAATCCTGCCTCTACCAGTCCGCCTATGATATACGCGCGGCTGCGTGAGTCTACGCAGTGTATGTCACAAGCGAGGCCACGCAGATGGCTGCTGTTCTTTTTACCGCCTACCTTACGGTTGTGTTCTGGTGTCCGATACCCAGAATTCACGCGGAAAGGAATACCAGCAAGGTGCCGAGCCTTGTCCAGCATCTCCAAAAATACTTCGTCCATCATTTGCTCGCCACTTCCGATCGCGTCTGGACTGTCGAACTCATGATAATTGAAGTACCTCATGACAATGCTATTGCAACGGCTGCTATAAAGATGATGATGTCAGCTACGTCGCCGCGTCCGTACTGCCGAGCTTTGTATACCATGTTAGCTAACACAGTCGCCAAGATAATAAAAATCATTTTTCTTTCTTCTGGATGATATACCAGTTGCCGTCGTCATGACCGAGGATAGTGATGCCGTCGTATGCACGGTTGAAGTCGTAGCTAGTCGCGCCGTCAATCGTTGCAGATGTATCGCCAGAGTCAGGCAGAATGGTGACGTATTTATTGGCGGCTATGGTGCTATCACTGTGGAACTGTATAGCTCGCCCGTGGCTCTCTGCAATCGGTGGTAAGAAGATGCGAGCTTGACCGTTTCCACCTGACCAAGTGTTGATAATGTGCAGGTCTTCATCCGCTACCGACGTGCTGCCGCCTGCTCGGTTGTCAATCTCTCGTATGACCGTTTGGTTGCGGCTGCCATATCTGCGCTCACCTAGGCCAATAAAGTCGCTCAACTCTTGCATAGTGCGACCGCTTATGGCTTCTGGTGTGCCGTCAATTGGTTCATGTACCGTTGGCCCGTCTTCGAATCCTGTAGTCACGTTAGTAGTGTCGCGATCTACACGGAAGGCTTCTACCTGCGTATACACTGGGCGAGCAGTAAACGACATCTCGAACAGCGCGTAATCGCCTGAGAAGTTCGTGGTGTTGTCGTCAATGACTTGCCACATGTGCATCTCGCTACCAAATATCTCGCCGCGCTGTATCGGCGTGGCCTTGTCCTGACCTGCAAGCGCTTCCTGTACGCCGAGCCTGTGCACACTCAAGGCAGGCGTGCTGTGGTTTAACGACGTCCAGCCTGTACTCGGTATATAGTCCGAGCCGCTAAGCACGCGCAAGACGCCTATGCTGTTAACGCTGTCCTCGTCACCAACGATGCACTCGCCTTGGTCTAGGTCAAAGCGTGCAGCTGCGCTATTTGTAGCAGTAAAGACGATGGTGTCACCGTTACCGCCTTGGCTGTATACGTCAGCTCGGAAGTTGGTAATGCCGTAGTCGCCATCCGTCACCAGTGCTGCCTCATTGTTGCCGTTGTGATCGCGCCCTAAAAGGTCAGCACGCAGGTCGAGGCCAGTCTCATCGGTAGCAATCGGTGGCGACTGAATAAAGAAAGGCGTTTGAACAAAGGCGTCCACGGCCTCGTCAAACGGTGCGCTGACTATCTCGTAGTAGTTTACTGACGTCACCCATGTAGCTTCCTCGTAGGTGTGACCAACGTATGGCTCCATGCCTGCGGTAGGAAAGTAGAACATAGCGTCATCGTCGTCGAACGTAGCGTTGCGCTTGAGGTAATACTGCCCGCACTTGATGGTCAACCGCAGCATGACGCGGCCAATGTTCTGCGGTCCTTGTGCAGAGTTATCGCCAAGGCGATCGTATCCAAAGTTGCCAGCTACTGCAATGACTGTATCCGTAGGGTAGTCAATATCCGTGTCGCTCAGCGTAGTGCCAAACTCGGTTTCATCGTGCAGCGCGTCGAAGATGATAGGCAAGTTGCCGTCATAGCGTCGCGTCCTGCGTACCGTCTTAGCTGGTGGCAGGTATGTATACTCATAGCCGTTCAGCCGTGCGAACGTGCTGCTGAAGTCTTTATCTGCTACGATGCTTTGCTGCGTGATGACGGTGCCGTCCTTCTGCGTACCTTCTACAGTAAGCGTCTGGCTGTACTTCTGTGCGCCTAGTGGCAAGAACCACCACTTGCCTTGCGATTGGAAGATGCGAGCATTGAAAGCACGCGCAATATCATTGAGGACTTTGTAGGTGTCATAGTATTCATTTTCGCCGTCCTGCACGTTGTAAAATTCACCGTGCTTGATGCGGCAATCCTTAAGCTGGTTGCTTCCTGAATAGTCCGAGCTGTCGAAGTCGTTGACGTAATACAGGAAGTCGTCCGTGCTCCAGAGGTGCGTGGCTCGCGTCTTGTTTAGGCAGTTCAGCAAGTGATCTACTACGTTTACGCTGCCCGTGTACGCACTGCCTGCGTTGTTGTACAGTATGCTCTGCAGGTTGCCGAGGTCGTCTGATGCCGTAAGCGTGTTCTGGATGGGCCGCGCGTCGTATGGACGTATGACCTGCTCAGGCAGCAGCACTCCGCCCCACCAAAAGTCGTCGTCGCCGTCTGGGTCGCGTCGTATGCTTACGCTAAAGCGGACCTCTACGTTCTGCGCTAGCAAGTTCATAAAGGTTTCGTGGTCGTCCTCGGTCTCCGTAAGCGTAAACGTCACCTCGCTGCCGATGACTGGCTGGAATCGGTCCTCATTGTTACCGCTGTAGCGCAGCACAAAGCCGTCAGCGCCAAGGTTAAACTCTACCTCGCTGCCTGTGTAGTCGGCATCATGGATATTGAGACGCCAGTCGGTGCCTTGGTCGTCAGTAAACTCTGCAAACAGTCGGATCGGGTCAGCCATTAGAATCCTCTTACTCGGTTACGGTCAATTGCGTTGCGCTCGCTGGTGAGCAAGATGTCGCGTCCAGAGATGCGGCCCGTCACTTGCACCTGCGTGCTGCCCATCATGCTCTGCAGCTTGTCGAGCGGCGCCACTACTTCAGGATTGATGGAGCTGGTACCTGCGCCCTCGCCGACCATTGCAAGCGAAGCGCCTGTAAACAGTCCGCCGTTGGCCATCATTGGAATGCCAAAGCCTTTTTGGATAAAACCGCTAAGGTTTAAACCACCGACGCCAGCACCACCAAACAATGTGTTGAGGACTACAAACTGCGCAATCATTACAGCAATTTGCTTGACAAGGTTTTTCAGCATGTCCTGCATGACCTCGCTGAAGGTCTGCGTACCGCTGACGACTTGGTTGAACGTATGCTCTACAAAGCCTGCGACGCTTTGCGCCATTGCTTCCGTCTGTCGCTTAATGAGGTCGGTTGCTGCGATCACCTTATTGATGTCCTCCTCATCTACTACGTCCTCGTCCATTTCAATATCTACGATGTTGAGCGTAGCAGGTACAGGCACCGTCGTTGTAGTCGCAGCTGCGTCACCTGCTCCTGCGCCAGTTGTGCCTGTAGGTAGTAAGTCCATAACGCCAAACAGTGTAGAGGCTGCATTTGCAACGCTCTCCTCACTAACTAACTCCAGCGGTTCTCGTTGTAACGTATCCTCGACGGCATCCTTGAAAGTTTCTGCTGCTTGCCTGCCAAATTCAGCGGTGCGCTCTGCTGCATTTGTGAAAGCGTCAGAGATTGCCCCGCCAATAGCATCCAAATCACCGCTCATAAGAGCCTGTATTATTTTTCCGAGGTCAGTAAATGCACCTATTACGCTCTCAACAGCAAACTTGAAAAAACCAAAGACCACCTGCACAGTGCCCTTGATGGCGCCAATCATACCACGCACGAGGCTCGACTCATTAAAGAGCGTTATAAAGAAATTAATAACCTTGGTCAAAGGTTTTGCAATCTCATCAGCAAAGGTAACAATCGCCATACCCAGCGCTACCACCGCGCTGACAATCAAGCCAATCGGCGAAAGGATTGCAGGTAGAACGACAAGCAACGGCCCCAGTGCAGCGGCTATGCCTGCGCCAATGACCATGAACTTCTTAGCTTCTGGACTTAGGTTCTGAAAGGCGACCATCATATTCTTAAGGCCGTCAATGACTGGCGGTAAGAACTCCATAATCACCTTGCCAAACTCCTCTTGTAGGTCGCCAAAACTGTTAGCCAGTTGCTTCAATCCACCCGTGCCTGCCTTAGCTGCAGCTTCAGCACTGCCGCCGTACTGCTTCTCAAGCTCCTCCAGTATGATGCTCTGCGCCTGCGCCATGTCGCCGCTCTCTGCAAGCGACTTGATGACCTCCTTCTGGTCCTCGCTGAACTGGATACCTGCGCGGCTCATGGCGCTCAGGTTGGCGACTGGATCGTTGAGTGCTTTACCCAGCATAATGCTGGCACTCTTAAGGTCGCCGTCCAAACGTGTGGCAAGGTTCAGCGCCGCCTTCTGGCTTTCTGCAAATTGCTCACCTGTGATGTTGGTAAACGTCAACAGCTGCGCCGTGGCGTCCTTAAGTATCTCCTCGTCACCAAACAGCGTCTTGCTCTGCAGGTCGCTCGCCATCTTCTGCAGCTGCTGAGAAGTATAGCCTACGCTCGCGCCTGTAGACTTCAAGCCTGCCTCTACCTGTGCAATGGCTTTCGCTTGCTGGTCGAATGCTTTGACCGCTGTGAACCCAAGCGCCGCGATTGGCGCCGTCAGGTTCATACTCATGCTCTTACCTAGGCGCTTCGTATTTTTGCCGAAGTTGCGCATCTTCGACATACTCGCGCCAAGCGCCTTGTCAAACTGTTTAGTTTGTGCGCCTATCGTTACTATGAGGTCGTTCAGCTTTGCCATTTGTCGCGCTCTTCAATTACTTGTCTTAACTCTTCCTTGGTTAGTTTCTTTGCGTTCTGCTTTGGTCGCTCCCAAGGAAACTGCATCATATCCTTTGGTCGCAATTTACGGCCTTTCCTAAGATGCGGTTGCATAAAGATGGTAGCCAACCATCTGGTGCGTTCCCACTGGTAGCGCTCCTGCATCTCTACCGTCTCACGGTTGGCCTCCAGCGCAAGGCTCAACTCGTCAAACGTCATGGACCAAAAAGCAGATGGGGAAAGGTGCAGCACACCGATCCCCATCTTTATAACGTCAGGCCATGTGATAGGCTTCTGTTCTCCGCTTACGCTTTTTTTTGGTCGCTGTATTCACCAAGCACGTCAAAGCATTGTGTGACGTGTGCGAGCGTGATGTGATCCTCAAACTCATGCAGCTCCATGTCGAAGTCAACGCCTTCGAATTCACAGCCGCACTCTACACCTACAAAGCAGAGAAAGGCGCAGGCGTCAGCTGAGAGCTTTGACGGATCTGACAAGCTGAACACGTTGACCTTCGCCTTGCGTTCGAACTTCTTCAGCGCCTTCATGGAGTAGCGCACTGGGTAGTCGGTGCCGTTGATTTCTATCATGCAGCTGGTGTGTCAGTAATCGCACCAGTGAGTTCAAACGTGACGCTGTACGTCGCAGTATCCTCAGTGCCGCCTGATTGCTCAAGGCTTGTGATAAAACCTGAAGCTGCGAAAGACAATTCGCCTGTTGATTCGTTTGCCTTGCTAAACTTCAGCGTTAAGCTGGTGCGGTTTTCCCATGCTGTCCAGAGGTCGACGATGTCCTTGTTGGATGCATCGAGGTAGTCAATCAAACCGCTGCAGCTGATTGAACCTGACTTCAAACCACCAAGCAGCTCACGATATCCAGAGCTGTCCTTTGTGGTGATGTCAATCGTCTCCATGTTGAGAGACAGTGAGCAGTCGGTTGCTGCTGCAACTAGCGTATCGTCAATGTATACACCAAGTTCTGTTCCGTTAAAAATGGCCATTTTATTCTGATTCTATAGATTCTTCGTCGGTCTTTTTCTTTGGCGCGTCAAGGTAGCCTTTTTCTTTCAGCTCTGCTGCGAACTCTGACGTCACTGATGGCGTGGCGCCTTTCTTCCAGTTGTTGCCGCGCAGCTTGCACGCCTTCATGATTGTAACCTTCATGGCTGCAATTTACTGCAAAATCTTTACCTACCTATTTGCTTCAGGCGGTCGTTCTCTTTTTCCAAGAATTCGATGCGCACCTTGTGCGCCGCTACTTCCTGCATGACCTCCGCCAATCGTTGCGCCGTCTTGTTTTTTTCGTTGTACGCATCTTCCAGCTTTTGCTCAAGAATGGCCACGCGCTCACGCAAATCGTCACGGAAAAGCGTCTGCTCGTTTTGGTCGTGCTTCTTTTCTGCGTGCCGCATCTTCAGGCGGTTCTGGTAAAACTGCCAAGCGCCTGCGCTGGTCAGTACAGTTGCAAGCGTTAGTATGATGCTAGTTACGTTATCCATGACGGTGCCACATTTCCCGCGAGACGCGGATCAAGTTCCAAATTGCAAAGACCATGATGAGCACCCAGCCGAGGTGACTGCCGTGCATCATGCCAGCGAGCGTGTAATTTACGACGCTCATAATTGACACGATGACCGCGAGCTGCACAGCAATCTTGCGCATGATGAGCTTGCCGTTGTACAGTACGCAGTACAGCTGGAAGGCGCCAATCAGATGCGCACCTACCTGCAGAGCAAGCCACGGCGTGCCTATCTCCATCATAGCAAACGGCAAAATAGCCATGTGCAAGATGCCAATCAGCACCTCATTCGGCTCGCTGTCAGAGTACAGAAATATCTGCTTTGCCCGTGCCAGACCGCGCTTCTTCATACCGTAGTGCCGAACAGCGTCAGGAGTTCCAGAAGGTCAGCAATGGTGATATATCCGTCGCCGTTGACGTCGTAGTATGCGTCATACTTTTCTGTGCCAGCGGCAAAAGCGAGCCAGCCTAATAAGTACCAAATGTTGTAAGTCATATCATCTTATTAAATTCAAACCACGCCCACAGCAAGGCGCGGCCTATTTTCTTAAACGTCTTCATCTGTGAACCAACCGTTTTCTACCATGTAATCGTGATCGCGCACCGTCGTCGTGCTTGGTATGATGTGCTCAAACGGAAAGCTATGATTTGTCTGCACGTAACTGCTTAAGCTGTACCGCTCGTCATTGGTCAGCTCAGGAAAGCACGCCACGAGCTTCTCCAGCGTCGCGGCTTCGTGTACGTGAATGAGGTAATCGGTATCGACTTGCAGCGCGTTTTGGATTCCGTCAGGATGCGTGACGATTCCGAAGACGGTTGAAGCCGCTTCGCCTTCTGCCTGAATGAGTACGGGTCGCGAGATGTTGTAGAGTTCTCTCGTAATTTGGTACGCTCTTCGTTCGCTTGTCTGCGTGGCGGTTGGTAGGACTATTATGTACTGCATTAGTAAATGTCGTAGAAGGTGTTGATGTTGTCCTCGATGTCGCTGCGGTCGGTTGATTTGTCCGAGGTGTAAATAATAATTTCCTGTGCCGAGACATTTGCAAATTGATTGTTAGTGTCTCTTCTGTACCCAATACTATTGTTTCCACTTGGTATCGTTCCGAAAGAAAAAGATTGCGCCGTCTTTGATTCAATTGAGCCATCAACGTGCAAAACTTGGTCATCAACATCACTAATTTGAGTCGAACCGTCAAATGATAAGAAAAATAAATCTTGCGTGCCTGTACTGTAATTATTAAACGTCATAAACTCGCCCGTTGTGTCTGATGTGGATATTGAAAGTGGTTTATACTGTGTATCCGTAGCGTGAAAAAATCGGACGACTTTATGGAGTCCTAAATAGGTTACATATTGCGCTGTACTGATTTGTTTGTGTACAGAAATTACCGTGCTTGCTCCGCCTGTAGTTCGGATATTACTCGCAAGATTTAGACCATCGTTCGACCCATCAAACTCGACCGTTGGCTTCCCGTTCTCCGTCACCACGCCCGTAGTCCCGTCGTAAATCTTCGGCATATTCGCCGTAGTCGTTTGCGCCGCGTTGTTCGCGTTGCCTGATTGGTCGTACCAGTAACGAATGAACCCATCGTTTGACCCGCAGTGGGCAGCCAAAGCTACCGTGTCAAGCTCTCCAAAAACATTGGGGTAGATGTCAGCGTAGCTTGTGCCGTTCCATACGTTTATTAAAGCCCCTGTATACGTCGAGTCCAAAAGCCGCAAGGAATAAGCCGCCGCCGCGCCTGTGTACGTGTCGAGGAGTGGCGTGTTTTGGGTGAAGTAGTCGCCTATGTTGGATTCGATGTCTGAGCGGTCGCTGGATTTGTCAGAGGCGTAAAGTAGAACCTCCTGCATCGTACCGTCATAAAATAATGAGCTTTTTAAATAGTTTGAACCCATTACAGTAGTGCCACCTATTGCAGTTTGCGTATAGTTTAGTCCTGTATTTAT